TTCACAAACAATATCAAACGCTGGTGTTTTAGTATCTGCTACATTAAGTAATACAGGAACTTTATATAGTACTACGTTATCTAATACTGGTATTATATATTCTCAAACTATATCTAATGCTGGAACTATGATTTCTGCTACTATGAGTAATACAGGAAATATATATTGTGAATCTAATATTACAATAAATGGTACATTGTATTTAAATGGATTAAGTTATTTGAGTAATACTGTAAATGTCTATAATCCTATTAATTTATATTCAAATGTAAATGTTGGAAATCAAAAAGGTATAGGCACAACTTCTATTTGGATGACTCAAACACCTTCTGCTAATATTGCGTGGAATTCTATAGTATGGTCACAAGAATTAAATATATTTGCCGCTGTAGGTGGTGCATCACCATATATTATGACTAGTTCTAATGGGGTCACATGGACAAGTAGAGCATCAGGTACACCTGCTGTTTTTAGTTCAATATGTTGGTCTTCTGAATTGAGTTTATTTGTCACTGTTGCTAATAACGCATCAGGGTATAATGTTATGACCAGTCCAAATGGAGTATTATGGACAGCTCAAGGTACATCATTTGCCAATAACTGGCAATCAGTATGTTGGGCATCTTCTATATCATTATTTGTTGCAGTAGGTAATGGTACAACTAGTATTACACAAAGAATAATGACAAGTCCAAATGGTATTACTTGGACTAATAGAACTGCACCTAGTTATTTATATCGATCTGTCTGTTGGGCAGAATCACTTAATATGTTTGTCGCAGTAGCATCAGATGGTAATGTAGTAAATTGTACTAATAATGGAGTTACATGGACTTCACAGACTGCTGCTAGTGCTAATTCATGGACATCTGTATGTTGGTCTCCAGAATTAGCTATGTTTGTAGCTGTTGCAAATTCAGGATCAGGTAATCGTGTTATGACCAGTACTAATGGTACTACATGGACTTCAAGAACATCTGCTCAAGATAGTGCATGGTCATCTGTAACATGGTCATCTAAATATGGTGTTTTTGTTGCAGTAGCTTCATCTGGAACAAATCTAGTTATGGCTAGTATAGATGGTATTAATTGGTATATTAATACATCTATAACAACTGGTACATGGTCATCGGTATGTTGGTCTTCAACATTATCTATATTTGCTGCAGTATCAACAGCATCACCATATATTATGATAACTAATCAAAATCAATCAATTTATGCATTAAATGTATATGGTACACAATATGTATTAGGTATATCTGTTTTAGGCAGTAATATTGGATTAAGTAATAGTACAGGTATTGCAAATATATATTCTAGTAATACAAATATAGGTATTGGAATAAATACTCCTACATATACATTAGATGTATCTGGATCTATAAATGCTTCAGGTGATATTACTGCTTTCTCAGATGCACGTTATAAATCAAATATAACTCTATTAACTAATTCATTATCTAATGTATGTCAATTAAATGGATATAATTATTTTATACCTACTGAAAAAAATAATGTTAAACATATTGGTTTATTAGCACAAGAACTTGAAAAAATTGTACCAGAATTAATTAATTATGATAAGATTAATGATAAATATAGTGTTAAATATGGAAATACTGTAGCATTACTCATTGAAGCTATAAAAGAAATGCGTAATGAATATAATTTAGAAATACAAAGTTTGAAAGATAAAATGAATAATATGTATACAGAAATACAAAGTTTAAAAAATATAATAAATAAAATATAAAAATAAATTTTAATATTTTTAAATTATTTGATGTTTCTCATTTACATATTTTTAATGAATATAATTATGTATAAAATATTATATAAAAATAAATGAAAAAAAAAAATAATGATAATGTTATCACTATATCACTTATTATAATAATATTTTGTATATTAGGAATTATTATTTTTTTATTAATTAATAAAAATAATAATCATAAAGATGATAATAATATTTGTATGAATAAAAAAAAATATTATAAACTTTTAACAAAACCTTGTAACTTGCCTAAATCTTCTGCTGATAAAAAAAATTCGTTTAATAATACTATAGATATTATTGAAATTAAAGAAATACCTGATATTACACCTGTTAGAGATAGATTGGTTTTAAATGATCCTTTATATCCTGCTCTAAATCGTACTGATAGACAAACTTTAAATACTGTCGCATATCAGACTGATGTTAGAAACTTTAATATACCTACACAAGATATAGGTGATTCATATCATATGATTGGATATTTAACAAGTACAGATCCAATGAATACTGATAAAGGTGGAAATAGCTGGAAATTAATGGGTAGAAAATATAATAGAAATCAAGCAGATTTTTATATTATTCCTATAAATAATAATTATGATATTAAGATACCATTGACACCTGATGTAATTATTGGTCAAAGATTAAATGATATATATACAATACCAAATGAAATTACATTTAATTCTCCATTTTTAAATAAAACTCCATATAATTTTGTAGAACTTCCTAAAACTAATTTTGATAATAGATATTATTAATTAAACAAAATCTTGAGCATATAATGAACAATCTCCAACAACAATATCTCTACCTCCTGCTAAATTATTTCTATAAAATAAAAATCTATAATATATATATTTATCAATATTTGTAATATTAAAAGTTTTTGTTTGTGTTGAACCCCATGAAACTGCACTTTGTGAATTAAGTAAAGTCCAATTTGTATCATCATTGCTTCCGTAAAAATTCCATTTTATTGGCATCTGTGTACCGGTACCAGATGCACGTTGTGTTAAAGTATACGCTCTAACTGAAATTGCAAAAGGTAGTTTTAATTTTAATATTGGTGGTAGAGAAGCATCTGCAGTAGATGTATATATAACACCTTGAGTACTCCAGCCATCTTTTCCATTTGTAGCTCCTGCAACTTTATCAAATGCTCCAGAAGGTGGCCATTCATTTGTACTATATGAAGTTGAACCAGAATAAGTATAAATTATATTTGCTGATGCAATATATTGACCTAAACCATATGAACCTGTTGATATTGTATATTTATATTTAGCATAAACAATACTATTTATATCACTTTAACTGTATCAGCTAAATCTTTTGTCCATGTACCACCACTACCTATTGTAGTTGGTGGCCAAGCATTATTTGTACTTGTCTTACTATAAAAACTACTTAATGATATATTTGTTAAAGGAGTACCACCCCAACCTTTAATTTGACTAAAAGATAATGGATTTGTTGTAATAACATATTCTGTTTTGATATCACTAAATGATATTGCACCGGATGATTGAAGTACCATTTTAGTTTAATAAATTATTTTATTTAAAATTTATTAATAATTATTAATAAAATGTAACTTAATATTTTATTTAATTTATTTAATTTTTTTATTATTTAAAGATTTATAATATTTTATATTTAAATGGATATAGATTTATATAAAGAAGCAATTGAACATATTCATTCTACAATTAAGGATATAACTTTTGAATCATTATTTCCTAAAGTAAAAGAAGAACATATGAAAGATTTTAAAATATATAAAAGATTCTATGATATTGATGGAGAAACATGTGGTGGTGGAAGTGATAAAGAATTATATAATATAAATAAAATTAATAATTTTGAATTAGGGTATGAATATGCTTTATTAAAATTAATTAAATATAATACTCCTTGCGCTTTATTTGCATGTCCAATTAATGAAGTATTAACTGAAAATTATGTATTTTCAAAAGCTAATTTAATAGATGTTGTTGTTGGATTTATGATTGATGATGATCTAAATAATATTATTCCTGCATGGAATAATACTAGTGTGTATCCAATTATTGGTCATTATACACATTCATATATTTTTCCAAATGTTCCATCTGAAGCTAAATGGATTGTATGTGCAGCTTTAAATTCATTTGATAGAAAAGTAGTATCTTTATATTCACAATCAAAAAAATCGAATGAATTATATGAAGATACACCAAAATTTAAATAAACATAAAATTATTTTAGAGAACACCTAAAGATTTTAATTTATTCAACATTTTATTATATTTATTATCATCGTTAAGTCTTAATTTATGTTGTTCTAATAAATATTTTTTAAATTCATCACGATTTATATTATTTTATATATCATCTCCACCTATCATATATGGTTTTTTCTTTAATTCTTTCATTTTTATTTTATATTATTAAGAAAAATTTCTAATATATAAAGGTGTTAAATAGTATTTAAAATATTATTAATGGAAAAAATAAACAATATTTTTGATATTGGTTTTTTAAATATAACATTACAACTTAGTACAAGATATGAAAATTATAATTTTACAAGTAAAATATGCCAAACAAAAATTAAAGAAATAAAAAATGTATATGAAATTTATATTAATATTTATACTAATTTTATTGAATTTGATGATGAAATTAAAATAAATAAATTATTACAATATTTTAATTATTTGGAAAATATTCAATATATTTTTATAAAACGTTGTAAAATATTTTTTAATGAAATTAAAGATATTTATTTAGAATGTTATTATCATAATCATATTTTTAATAATAATTTAAAAATTAAATGGGATATTTCTTATATAATAAAAAAATGTTCAATATTAAATGTTAATGAATATATAAATTTATATAAAAAAATTATAAATTTATTAGAAAAATATAATATATTATATACTAGTATAGATAATACAGATTTATTACCTACAAATATAGATTATTTTTATGAAAATATAATGCCAAACTTTAATGATATTCAAGAAGCAATTAAGTTACAAAATATCGAAAAATCTATAAATTCCAAATTAAATCCTGATATAATTAATTTAATTTTTAAAAAAGTTACTAATAATTTTTATATACCACTAAGAAATCAAGATGAATATCTTAAAACTAGAGATAATATTGTTTATAATAAAGATGATATTTGTATAAAAAAATATATAGAAATTGAAAATATAAATCCAGAGCATTATTTTAAAGAAAGAGATAAACTTTATAATTAAAAATATAATATTGAATATGAACCACATAATTATAATGATATAAATTTTTATGAATTTTTTTTAGGTACATAATATTTTGCATTTTCCCCACATAAATCAAAATCTGAAAATCTTACAATTTCAATTTCAACATAATATTTTTCATAATCATTTTTAATTTTTGGAGATTCTTTTAATTCTTTTTTTGGTATTGATAATGTGTCATATCTGAATAATTTACATTTTAAATCATTAACATTCATAACAGGTCGATAACAATGAACACAATTTGCACAAATATTAAATGTCATTTTGATTTTTATTATATTATAAAATTTTAAAAATAAACATTCAAATTTTTTATTATTAAAATACAAATATAGTTAAAATCCAATTGAAAAATTTATTTTTCTTAAATTAAAATAAAAAATTTGAAAGCTGGATTTATTAATGATTTTAATAGTTTTAGATTAAATAGAATAGCAAAACAAAGAGAAATAAAGAAAAAATCTGTAAAATATAGTGATTATGGAATGGATTTTTTTATCATTTGATGAAGATATAGGATTATATCATGCATGTCAATCTAAATGTTATTCAAGTAAAAAAATATCATCAGATGATTTAGTTACATTTTTTGAAATATTAGTTAGAATACCAAATACAGGTTATTTATACACTACCAATAAAATAACAATTAATCTTTATGAAACTATTCAATTAAGACAAAATAAATGGATTATTCATAATCAATTATCAGATTTTTTAGATAAAGTTGAAGTTATTAATAACATTAATGATGAAACAAAATATAAATTAAGACATTATCAGATTGAAGCTATTCAAGCTATTTTAGGAGAAAGAAGCGGGAGAAAATATATTGAAATTGCTTGTGATCTAGGAAAAACTTTGATTGCTGGTCACGTGTTAAAAGAATCTGATTATAAAAAGATTATATGTATAGCTCCTTTAAGAGTTTCAGTCGAACAATTAAAGAATAGAATTTCACCATTTTTAGATAATAAATATAAATGTTTATTAGTTGATACTGAAGGAACTATAGATATAGATGAGATAGAATTGGAGATTAAGAATAATGAATATTTAGTAATTTATATTACATATAAAAGTGCACAAGATTTATTAAATGAAATAGTTACAGGTAATGAGTATTTAATTGTCGATGAGGTACACAATGCATTAAATATGAGTGATTTTATTAATAAATTTGATAATTGTTTATTAATGTCAGCTATAATTCCTGAAGAATTATATGAAGAATTTGAAGATGTTGAAAATGTATTTATTTATGGAATATCAGATGCTATTAAGAATAAATATATTTGTGATTATGAAGTTCATTTACCATTTATAGATAATGGAGTAATTGAAGTATCTAAGAACTTTCCAGGAGATGCTAAGGTTGAATTTTTAATTACTGGAATGCTAAAAACTGGTTCTAGAAGATGCATAGTATATTTAAAAAGTTGTTCAGAATGTGAGCCTTTTATGAATATGTTTAAAGAATCTATGTTAAAATATCATGGTATAGATAAAGTTTGGTGTGAAAAGATAGATAATAATGTGATTTCTAAAGAAAGAACTATAATTCTTGATGAATTTCAAAATAATAAAGATAATGATTTCTATATTATTGTAAGTGTAAGAATTTTAGATGAAGCCATTGATATTCCTAAATGTGATTCTGAGTTTATAACACATGTAGGTGAACAATCTAGTGATATAAGAACAGTTCAAAGATTGCAACGTGGCGGTCGTCTAGATCCTGAAAATCCAATGAAGAAAAATAATTTATTTATATGGTGAAGATTGGTATAAAGCAATTAATACTCTAACTTTATTAAAAATTTCAGATATAGATTTTCATAAAGAAATTAATATTATAAATCAAAAATATGATGAAAATTCAGATGAAGTAAAAAAAGAAATTATTGATAAAAAAACTATAGAATTTAAAAAATATATTAATATTCAATGTTTAAGTTTAGATGAACGATGGGATATTAAATATAAATTATTAGAAAATTTTATAAAAGAAAATAATAGAATACCAACATCTAAAGAAGAATATAAAAATATTAAATTAGGTTCATGGTGTTGTGATCAAAGAAAAACTTATAAAAACAGTAAATTAGAAAATGAAAAAATACAAAAATTGGAAAAGATTCAAGAATGGTATTGGGAAAAAGACACATGGAGTGATAAATATATATTATTACAAGAGTATATAAAAGAATATAATAAAATTCCAAAATGTGATGAAATATATAAAGATATTAAAATTGGGAAATTTATATCTCATCAAAGAGAATATTATAAAAAAAATATACTAGATAATGAAAGAATTAAAAAATTAGAAGAAATTAATAAATGGTTATGGGAAAAAATAGATACATGGAGTGATAATTACGAATTATTAATAAATTTTGTAAAAGAAAATAATAGAATTCCTAGTTCTATAGAAAAGTATAAAGATATTAAAATTGGTAGTTAGTGTGCTTCTCAAGACAAAATTATAGAAATAATAAATTAGATAATAATAAAATACAAAAATTAGAAGAAATTAAAGAATGGGAATGGGGTGAAAAAATTTTTCAAGAATTTCGTACATGGGACGAAAATTATAAATTATTAAAAGAATTTATAAAAGAAAATAATAAAATTCCAATAAATATAGATGAATATAAAAATATAAAATTAGGTAATTGGTGTGCTCATCAAAGACAAAATTATAGAAACAGTAAATTAGAAAAGAAAAAATACAAAAATTGGAAAAGATTCAAGAATGGTATTGGGGAGAAAAAAGAATTCAAGAATTATGTACATGGAATGAAAATTATGAATTATTAAAAGAGTTTATAGAGGAAAATAACAAAATTCCAAATTCTATAGATGAATATAAAAATATAAAATTAGGTAGTTGGTGTTGTTATCAAAGAAAATATTATAATAAAAATAAATTAGATAATAATAAAATACAAAAATTAGAAGAAATTAAAGAATGGTATTGGAAAAATGATTCATGGAACATTACATATGAATTATTATAAAATTTTATAAATGAAAATAATAGAATTCCATATAATAGAGAAGAATATAAAGATATTAAAATAGGTTTATGGTGTTGTGATCAAAGAAAATATTATAATAATAATAAATTAGAAAATAAAAGAATTAAAAAATTAGAAAAAATTAAAGAATGGTATTGGAAATTTATTGATATATGGAATGATAATTATAAATTATTACGAGAATATATTAAAGAATATAATAAAATTAAAAAATTAGAAGAAATTAAAGAATGGTATTGGAATAAAAAAAATAATATTTAATTATATTATAAAATTATTTTTTAACAGTTACTTTTTTCTTCTTTTCAGAATTACTTGTTTCATTTATAAACTTATCATATTCTACTTTAAATAATTCTAAGTCATCTTTCCACATAACTTCTTTAGTTTTACTTTTAATTCTTTCAATCTCATCATCTGCTTCTTTCTTTTCTTTCTCTAGTTTTTCAACCATATCTTTAGTAAACTTAAAGATTTCAATATGAATTAAATAATTATAATTATCTTCTAATTTCATATAATTATCATCTTCAAGTCTTTGAACTAATTCATCTTTTTTAATTTTATGAACAATAATTTCTTCATTTACAACTGCTTTAATAAAACGAATTTTATTATTTAGAATATCAATATCATCTTGTAATTTTTTAAGTAAATAGTCTTTTCGTTTTTGATAATATTCTAAACGGGTAAAGTAATAATCACAAATAATATCAATTGGACTATCATATTTTTGTATTTGACATTTTGTATTGAACATATACATATTGGTTGTTGATAAATTCTTTGATGATACTAACTTAAATTCATTTTCAAACTTTGTATATCCATTATCTTCTTCTTCTAAATAACTATCACAAATAGCACTTGTTGTAAATTGAATTGTAAAGTCTATTTCACAATCTGTACAATTTGATATATAATTTTTAATTTTTGTTGGATTCTTTTCCAAATATTCCTCTAAAAATTCTTTATAATCTAGTGTCCAAATATATGCAGGCAGTTCTGTAATTTGAATAGATGTACTTGTTATTTTTTTGTATATTCCTCTCGAAATATATTTACCTGATGATTTTTTTTCAATTGTACCTTTATAATTTTTAATCCATGGAGTCAATTCAATATCATCAATATTTTCATTATTAAGTAATTTATAAATTACAGATACAATATCAGTAGGATTATAACAAGGAATATTTGTTGAAAAACCAGTTCCAATACCAATTACACTATTAACTAATACCATTGGAATAATTGGCAGATACCAAAAAGGTTCTACTAAATCACCGTCATCATCAATATATTCATATAGTGCCATATCTGCTTTTGAATATAGCACTGAAGTAAGTGGATTTAATACTGTGAAAATATACCTGGGACTTCCTGCATCTGAACCACCAGCATATCTTGAACCAAAATTACCATTCGGCATCAATAGATTAATATTATTGCTACCAATATAATTTTGACCCATATTAATAATTGCTCCTTGTAGTGAATTTTCGCCGTGATGATAATTAGAATTCTCTGATACATATCCTGATAATTGAGCTACTTTAACTTCTTTTCCTGTTAAATTTCTCTTAAAACACGAATATAGAATTTTTCTTTGACTTGTTTTAAGTCCATCTGCAATATTTGGTAAACTTCTTTGATTATCATATGTACTAAAATGAATTAGTTCTTTATCAATAAAATCCTCATAAGTTACTTCTTTTTGTGAAGTATTTAAAATGGCTTGTCTATCATAATTAGCCAACCATTCTTTTCTATCATCTGCTTGTTTTTTATTAAATGCCAAATTAATTTTAACATCGGATTTTTCTGGTGTATATTTATAATCAACACATTGCATATTTTTAAAATATTCTTTAGATTCAATTGATGTACTTGTAGCAAGACCCTTAAAATATTTGATTGTCCATCCTTTTGAACTATTATTTTTTAACCAGTTTTCATAATCTATTAAATTATAGAATTGAATCTTTTCTTTTCCTTTTGTCATTTTAATAATTGGTGTCATTAAAGAACAAATGAAATTTGGTTGGCTAATTAATGATGGCCATAATGAGTGTATAAGATTAAAGAATAAACCTCTAATATGACTTGCATCAACATCTTGATCTGTCATCAACATGATTTTACCATAACGAAGTTCACTAATATCTTCATATTTTTTTCCTGTTTCTAATCCAATAATTTTTTTTAATGCATTAATTTCATCATTACTACTAATTTTTAAAACTGTTTGATCTTTTACATTCATAATCTTTCCCTTTAAAGGGAAAGCTCCATACACCTTTCTGTCTGGAATTCCAGCCAAAGCTGTACTTACTGCACTATCACCTTCACAAAGTACAAGTGTACATTCACTTGATCTTGCTGTACCTGCAAGTGATGCATCTTCTAATTTTGCCAATCCCCTAATTGTAGTTTTCTTCTTACCATCTGTTTTTGCTAATTTTTTATTATCTTGAATTTCTGAAATCTCCAATATCTTCTCCACTATGCCAGATTTATATAGTTTCTCAATAAATTTATCAGATAATTCACATTTAGATCCGAATTTTGAAAATGGTGTTGTTAATGTTTCCTTACTTTGTGAGTCAAATGTTGGATTAACAATTGTACATTTAATAAACAAGAATAGATTATCTTTAATACTTGAAGGTTTAATTGTAACATTTTTTTTCTTTTTCTGAATTAATTCAGTAAGTTTTTTAATAATTTGATTTACGATATAGTCAACATGCTTTCCTCCTTTAATTGTCCATATTCCATTTGTAAATGAAATTTGTTGAAATCCATTATATTCATTATAAGAAGCAACAACTTCCCATCTTTCATTACATTTCTCATAAACTCTTGAATGTTGGGTTTTATCACCTAAATAAAGATCAACATATTTCTCAAATGATTTAAATTCAAGTTTATCTTCATTAAAATAGATATTTACATCATTATCTGTTACTGCAATTGCATCATATACACGTTTTTTTAATATTTTATACATATCTTCTGTAAGATCTTTCATACCAAATCTAGCATAATCAGAAAGAAATGTAATTTTTGTATATGGTTTTTTTGTATATTTTTCAATAATTGGTGGATTTTTTACTGACATATTTGATTCAAACTTTTGCTTATATAAAAGTTTACGATTAGCATCAACTGTTTCAACTTCAAACCATTTACTAAAGATATTTGTACATTTGCTGCCAAGGCCATTTAATCCTGCACCTTCTCGTTCAATTGAATCATCATAATTTGTACCACTTAGTAAATTTCCAAAAATTAATTCAGGGATATATATTTTATGATCTGGATGTAATATAATATCTAAACCATCTCCATCATTAAATACTGATATAATACCTGTATCTTTTTCAATATTTACTTTTATATTTTTTAATAAATTAATTTTTTTATCAGGATCATTTTCTTGAAATGATTTAAGTCTTATACTATGATCAACAGAATTTGTTAGAATTTCATCAAAAATTTTATATAATCCTGCATTATATTTAAGTGTTTCTTTAACCATTTTATTAGATTCATTATTTAATACAAATAATTCAACTTGATCTGATTCTGTACTACCTATGTACATTGCACTTCGTAAAAGAATATGCTCTCTTTGATCAAGTTTTTGATACTTATTTGAAATTTCTTGATCTTCTTTTTCTTTTTTTGTCATTTTTTTAGATGTTTCTACTTTAACAATTTTTGGTTTTATGATTTCAATATCTTTATCTGATGATTTATCAGAAGATTTACTTAACTTATCTGAATCATCTGATTCAACAATTTTTTTAATAAATTTTTGTTCCTCTTCTAATTTGACAATAATCTTTTTAGGAGTCATTGTAATAGTATATAATTATGTAGTTTTTAAATAATATTCAATTTTTATAATAATACTATAATTTTAATAAAAAAATATTTATTATTTACCAGCACAAACCATCTATTTCTTCTAATTTTTTTGTTTTTCTTTATCTAATTTATCATTTTTAAATTTGATTTTTTTATCATTATCTTTAATTATAGAATAATATTCTGTCATTTTTAATAAGTCTTAGATATTTATAGAAAATTTAGAATCTATTCCTAAAGATTTATTATTGGAAAAAATATCATGTAAAATGTTATTTATAGATCCTAAATCTATTGGTCGTGTTTCTTGTACTTGTAAAAAAATATATAAATTATTTAAAGGTGTTATATTATATAAAAAAATTCAAATATTAACAAATTATTTTCCAATTTGTTTTAAAATATTGAGTATTTTTTTATTTTGACAAATATTTATGTAATTATGTAATAAAATTTTTTAAATTTATAAAAATTTAAATTAAAAAATAAGAGAATATTTTTATTTATAAAAAATTTAAAAAAACTATATAAAAGTTATATTATTTATATAATACAATGTATATTATAATTAATACATTAAATAATCTTCCAATGGGAGTTTTTGATGATCTTGATATTGCTATTGAATCTGGAATTAATTCTGAAAAATATTTAAATTATAAATATAAGAATGAACCATATTATTGGTATATTGTTAAATGTAAAAAAAATTTAATTAATAATAAAGTATATAATGGTATTCCAATGGAAACTGTATATATACCAAATCAAGAAGATTATTAATTAATAAATATATTTAATATCGATTAATAATCATTGATAAATTATTACCCCATAAAGATTTTTTATATAAATCCCATTCTTCATTAAATTTATTATCATCCCAATTAATTATTGTTAAAATACCATGTAAACATATAAACTTTTTATATTCATTCCACTTAATTTTTTCGACAAATTTATCTTTTTTCTCAAATAATTTATTTAATATATTATAGTTTGATTTATATAATTCATAATCATCATTTTTATTAAAATATTTAATTGCATATCGTTTCCATTTGTCAATATCATTATAAATACTATATTGACTATGTGTTTTATCATATGGAAATCTTTTTAATAAATATTCATTAAATTTAGAATGATTTGTATTTTTTGCATGTGGTCCTTTAAATCCACAATATGTTATATATTGTGGAAGTAATACAGATGATGTACATAAATATTCATAAATATTATATGGTTTTAAATTATCATAATCAATAGTACTATCAAAACCAAAAAAATCTAATATTTTCTTTTTATCCGAACTTAATTCAAATTTACATGAATTGAATATATCTATATCACATGATTCTAATAAAATATACAATACATTATCAGTAATATTAAATTTAATTTTTGTTATCCAAAAATTTAATAATTCAAAATCCATTATATAATAAAATTATTAATTCTTAAGTTTTAAATATAATATAAAATTTCATATTTTTGTAATTTAATTGATAAATTATATTATATAAAGATTTCATATGAGTTTTAATATAATAAAATGGATGAAAACTTAACTGAATTTGAAAAAATGAAAAATGATTTATTAAAATATATTAAATTTAAAAATTTAGATGAAAATAATATAGTTTATGTAAATCTTGACAATGAATATTGGGTTCCTTGGAATTATTTTAAAAATTTAAATACTGTACCAAAGTTATGGGATTGGGAATATTTTGAAAAAGATGTATTTGATGATAAATGGTTATTACCAAAAACTTTTAAAATTGTTTTTAGAGATTATTCTTGGATTGGATATAATCAATGTTTTGATCCATTTTATAGTTCTTGGGAATATCATATGCCTGTAAAAAGATCTCCTAATAAATATTATGAACATAAACCATATATACCTAAATATGGAAAACCATTAGTATTAGGTGATTTTATTAAATCTGGTATAAAAGAAAAATCTACAACTGATAAAATAAATGAATAATAGTAAATATATATATTATTTTATATAATAAAATATGGAAAAACAAAATATAAATTCAAATTATGAACAATCTACAAATAATAAGATATATACAAAAAAAGAAATTAATAATATACAAAATGAATGGGAACCTTTTATTAATCAAATTAATAATAAATGTAATTTATCAACTAAAGAAAGAATATTAAATGTTATAAATATAACATTTGAAGGATTTCCTGTTGCAAATATTAACTTTCAAAATAGAATTAATAATATTTTATCAGATAGCAATGAATTATTATCAATGATTTTAAAAGATATTATGGAATTTCATGAATATAGAATTTTGATATTATCTATAATGGATGATTTACAAAAAACAATACCTCCTACAATTATCAAATCTCTTCCTACTGTTATGGATGCATTAAATCAAAAAACTAGTTCGATATTATCATTTTTAAACTATAATAACAATAATAATAATAATTTAGTAACAATTGATCCAGAACCTAATGAATTATATAAAAATATTATTGAAAGATATCAATCATGTTCTTCAACTATTGATATGAAGGAATTATTTATTAATTTGAATAATTTAAAAGAAGACAAAGCTATTAAAAACGAAACTATTAATGGTGGAAAATTAAACTATAAAAAAGGTGGATTAAATGACTATTATGTAAATAAAACAATAGATGTTGTGGGAAATATTGATACACAAAAAGTAATTGATATAATTAATAAAAGACAAGATCTAATTAAAGACTGGAATACATTAATAAATTCTAATAAATCTAAAGAATATAGATATAGAGCTGCTAAACGTTTAATTATTCAAACATTAATATCAGTTATCGGTTTGACTTGTAATATATCAACTAATCTATTTGGTTGGACTATAGCACCTATGATAATTTGCCCAATAATTTCTCTTGGAACATCAATATTTAGTAATTTTATAGATAAAGAACGTGTATCAAATTCTTTTAGTGATACAGATTTTATATTAAAAATAGAAGATAATTTATTATTATTTAATATTGCTAGAAATAGACTATTGGGATATTTATATAATGAAGATAATGAAAAAACATCTCCAAATATATTACTCCAAAATAAAAATGGGAAAAATAGAACATGGAAAGAATTTATTTATGATATTTTTACGGGTAATATGACTAGTCATGAAGCATATAATATGTGTTATTTAACTATTTTTTTAGATTCATGTAAAAATATAAATATTGAAGAGTTATATTCATCATATAAACTTCTTTATCATGATATTAAAGATATTATTAATAATACTTTATTTAATAATAACTTAATTTATAATAAAGAAAAAAAAAATAAATTAGAATATTATTTATCATTATGTGAAAAAAATATAGAAGAATTATCTGTATTAATAAAAAATAATAGATTTATTAGCATTGAACCAAATGAAGTTGATATTTTGATTAATAGTATTATAAAAAATTTAATTGTAAAAAATAAAAATAATAAAAAATATCTTAAAGATTTATCAAAAGAAAATATTACTAGTGCATTAAAATGTATATTTAACTATATTATATCTAATAAAGTTATTGAATTTCCATTAAAAGATAGAACAATTATTAATAAAAAAAATAATGAAAAATATTTTAATATAAGTTATAATTCAAAATTTTTTACATTAAGAAAATGTCAATATACTGGAAATTTATATAAAATACAACAAAATAAAGATAAATTAAATGATTTATTAAATAATTTAAAACCATCTGAAATTTCATTACATAGTCTTATTACATCTATAATAACTGTACTAGACAACACAAAGGAAATTTTTTATAATGCTGACAATTATAAAATGTCTGATGAATCTAGTGTATCTAAT